CCTTTACATAGGTGTATGGGCGGGCGACATGGCCCGCCCTATCTACTGCATAGTGGATATCACATAGGCCTTTGCAACCTTCCTCTTGCTCCCTCTTGGTGTGGCACTTTCCACCACACCTATTACCCAGTTATCCTCGTGCAAAGGTGCACCTGCCATCTTGAGGGCCTGCAGTGTCGGTAGCGATACATAGATAAGGTATAGATACTTGCGGTCTTCATAGGCCATACCGATATACTTTGCGATAGTATCCAGCACGGCATCGGTGATAATAGGGCGTTTGTATTGTATCTGTGCTCCGTAGAAGTCCTTTGTGTATATGTCCCAGTCTATGTTTACGGTCTCGTCTACACCGACGACAAAGTCGGCAGGTGCATCTTCTCCCTCGCTGAAGCTGAATGTAAGCGGGTGTGATGTGAGATTTACAACCTTTATGGCCTTCTCCTCGTTTACATGCATATTATCGCCTCCCTTTATAGTATGGGCGGGGCATTACTCGTCCCCGCCCTGTTCTACTTCTGTGTAAAGGTCGCCAAAGTAGTCTATATCGCTCTTGGCATAATACTGTTTTGCCAGTGATACCAGCATAATGTGAGCGTGTGTCAGTGGCACATCGTTGAGTATGACAAGGCCGTTATTGGTCCATCTGAAGGCATAGGCCTCATCGTCTACCAGCACGAAGCCGTAGATACTCGCAGTATCCTTGATAACCTCGGCGGTATCTATCTCTTCGGTTATCTCCTGTCTTGCCAGCCATCTCATGGCCCCATCGCTTATCCATGTTCCCGCAGGTATACCTGCAGCGATGTAGCCCTCTGTGGTATGGGTATAGCCTTTCCTCTCTTCTTTGATAGCAAAGGCATACTGCTTGGTAATCTCTATCTCGTATGGGTAGGCACGAAGACGGGGTGCCTCGCTACTCATCTTCAGCAGGCTGTCTTTAAGCCTTTTTATCACAGTTCATCACCTCCCTATGGTATTAAGCGGGGTAGGGGCTACCTACCCCGTATATCTGCATACATACTCCGAAGTGCAGTATCTTCTATATTTTGCAGGTTTGCGATACTCGGTATCTTTACGGATATACTTCACGGTGCGGTAGGATACTACATTGTTTCTGTGGCCCTGCTCGTAGTATCCTCGCACCGTCGTAGACTTGTAGTAGTTCCTGTAGTCTATCGTGTCCCATATCGCTTGCCATATCGCTTTACGGTCGGTATCTGTGGCCTTACCTGTGATGTATATCTCCACGGCATGGTGCTTGTTTGCGGTGGCGTTTGCAAAGGCGGTAAGTATCTCGTCTTTGTGTTTGGCCCATTTCCTGAATCGCCACGACTCATGGAAGATAATCTTCCGTGGTGTGGCATACACGGTGAAGGTTATTTTCATTCTATCGCCTCCCGAAGAGGGGCTGGATAGCCCAGCCCCGTTTTTCTTATTCGGCTAACTCTTCCCAGTCTCTCCAAGCGTCGCCCATGGTGTCGGCGAAGGCGACAAGCACATCGCCCTCGTGGTCCCTTGCTACTGCGACGCAGTCCCAGTCCTGCAGTATCTCGGCTATCTCGGTGGCAAGGTGCTTCTTGGCACTGCCACCGACAATGTTTGTCATAAGGGTCTCCAGTGCGGGGATAAGGTCCTCCGCACGATACTCGTATGTAGTGTTGCCTTCCTGCAGATATACTTTGCCGTCCTCTATCTCCACGAAGGGCACATTGTTCTCGTGGAGATAAACCTCTACACGCTTCATTCTTATCGCCTCCCTTTATTAGTCTTGTAGGTCGTCCCTGCCGTTGTAGGGGTAGCAGGCTGTTTGCGGTATGGGTAGGGGATAAGTGCCGTAAGAGGGTGGCACGGGGATAAAGGGGGTATGAGGGCGGATATATATCGGGGCATCTCTTGCGGGTAGGTCTTACCTGTGTAGGTCTTATCCCTACACGAGTGGGTCGGTGGCATTCACTCCACCGAGGGGCGTCCGTTCGTCCCCGTCCCAGCCAGTTTCTCTCGTGCTTGTGCTTTGTCGTAGTGCTGTGTCCCTTGCGTGTGCTACTTCCACCGCCCTTCCCTTCCAGATAGTCCCGTCCTTATCGGCTATCCAGTCGGGCGACTGCATGGAAGCGTTCCGTAGCTCCCAAGCGGGTATTTTCGGGGCTTCTTTCACGAGGGATACCCTCGTTCTCCCCTATCGGTTGGCCTCTTCCCCGCCCTGCCTTCGGGGTCGGAGGTCGTCCCGCTTACCCGCTTGGTCGCGTTCCTGTCTCGCCGTGAGTTTTTCGCCTTTCGGCGAGGGGCTCAGGCGTCCCCTGTTTCTTGTTTCGCAATTATATTATAACACCTTATCCATATTTTGTGAAGCCCTTTTGAGTATATCTTCAAGGTCAAGGGCTATATCTGGGTAGGTGTCTCCCAGCCACCATATAGCTGGGAGTAGCCCGTGTTTATCTACCACAAAAATAGTGATATTCCACCCGAGTGGGTGCTCTTCTACCTGCACGAGGCTTTGCCAGTCGTGTTTCAGCACGACCTTGTGAGTAAAATATATGTCCTCGTGCGGAGAGACTTCCCCATTGGTGCCAAAGTCTCTGTGAAAGTTCAATACAAGGTTGGAGGCGTGAATAACCGTGTTGGGTTCAACCTGTTTAACCTTGAGGTAGACGGTAATACCGTCTACCGTTTTTTCTGTTTCCAGGATTGTTCTGATAATCATATTATCTCACCTCCTCTCTGCTGAATCATGGTGTTGAAACTCTTCACAATAGCCACAATATACTCGTGAAAGCCTTCTTTCCATGGCTCGTGGTCTATGGCATTGCTTGTAAATTTACCACTTGGCACTACTACCATGCCAAGTGCGACGGTGTTTCTTGCCTTGGCAAACTGCTTAAGCAGTCCGCCAAAGAATTTACTCTTGTTGAATGTATAGAAGATAAGTTCGGGCAGTCTGCCCTTCTTTGCAAGGTCTCGCAGGTAGGTATAGAGGGCATCTGTCTCTTCTCTTGTTGGCACGGGTATTGTGTCCGTGCCCTGATAAGAAGTATACTTTGCGAAGGTTTCCGCCCACATGCTCCCTGTCTCACGAATCTTCTCTGCAAACTCGTGATACTCTTCTGGTGTGTTGATAAACTGTTGAATTGTCCTCATCTCACTCAGCCTCCTTTGTGTTTTTTGTTTCGCAATTATATTATAACAGATAATCTCCGTTTTGTGAAGCCCTATTTTTGAGTGTTTATGGCGGTATACATGTGTATTCTTATGTTTTCCATGAATTCCCTTGATAGTTTACACATTTTTCTTTGTTTTTCTCGGTTTTTCTAAGGTTTTCATATCAAGTTGGGGAGGGTATATATCCTCCCCATTATTTCGGTAGCGTCTCCCACAAGTGATTTAATTCAAAGACCGCCGCCTCTATGAGCTTGTCGGCGGTCTCCTCGGTAAGGTGTAGGTGCTCGGTAAGAAACTTCATGGCCTGCTCCTTTTTCCTTTTCCCTTCACCACTGCCGTATACCTGTTCCATAGCCTTCACGACGGCACGGGCTATCTCCATCAGGTCTTCCCACTTATCTTTGCCGATTTTGTCCTTCAGGTGCTGGAGATACTCTGCAAAGAGCATAGAGATATATACCGTAAGAATACCGATAAACACCTTGAGTATACCCAGTAAGACAGTATATAGCCAGTCCATTACTCATCGCCTCCCGTTGAAGTATTCCCTTATGCCACCTGCTATCGCAGTGGCTATAAGGTCAATATTATCGGCAACAAAGCGGGCGTCATTGTCATTTGTGATAAAGCCCGCTTCCACCAACACGGCGGGCATTTTGGTATGCTTCAGCACATAATACTCGGCGGTCTTAATGCCACGGTCATACCAGTTAGGCCATTCACCAGCCAGCAGTTCGGCCATATAGTCATGTATGCTTTGGGCCAACAGGTGGCCCTTCTCGGAGTTGGGATAATGATATACCTCTACCCCGTGAGCCTGTGGGCTATCGGCCCCGTTAAGGTGAATAGACACGAATATATCAGCGTTATGGTAGTTTGCTATATCACACCGCTCTTGCAAGGATACATGCCTATCACTATCCCTTGTAAGATATACTTCCCAGTCGCTCATTTCGGCCTCCAGATAGCCCTTCACGGCCTTTGCAAGTTTAAGGGCCAAGTCCTTCTCCAGCATATTCAAACGGCTATTCACGGCCCCTGCATCGGGGCCACCGTGCCCTGCGTCCAATACGACTTTACGGCTCATTATTACCGCCTCCTCTCTTCGTGTCCCATATCTCCCTCTCTATACGGTCCATCTTGTCATGAAGGTCGTCAAGGTCTCTTTTCAAGGCCTTAAGCGTGTCGGCGATATCGGTTAGCAGGTCCAGTTTATCGGCAAGTTCGTGGATAAGGTTGATATACTTCTCTTCTCGCTCCTTGTTTGTCCGCAACAGATACATAAACAGATACAGGAAGAGCACCGCAAACACGCCGTAATCAAAAAACTTGAGTATTATCGTATCGCTTGGCGACATTATTTATCCCTCCTCTCGGCATCACCTCGCTACCCTTTGTTTTCAAGCAACCAGTCTATCACTTCTTCATAAACAAGCATTTCCGCATGCGGTTTAACTATCGTAGAGATAATTTCTTCGGCGATTTGCTTTAGTTGTTCTTCCGACATAGTTTTCCCCCCCATAATGGGCTGGAATATTTCTACTCTACCATTTCGGGTAAACAATAAAACAACATCATCTGGCGATACTTTATGACTTTTTAAGACTGTTTCCGCATCTACCCCGTTGATAGGGCTAATTTTATCCCATACCGTCCACGAATACTCTGCCTGTGCTTTCTGTATAATATCCTGCACAGGCACAGTTTGTAGTGCTTCTTTAACATCAGCAAGTTTAAATTCAGTAAAACCATCTTGTCTGATTTTGCGATAGATTTTTGTTGCTTTGATTTCCATCAGATATCCCTCCTTTTTTCTTTTATTCTATCACTATGGTATACTTCACCGTTCCTAATCCTCGGGCTATCAGTATGGGTTGTTCAAAAAGTCCCAGGTCTCCTGACGGGTGTTCATATTCGTGTTCTGTTCCATATTTATCTTTGATAACAAGACGCACACCATCAGGTGATTCCCATTTTCCTACAGATATATTAACAGTGCGTGTATAAATTGCTATAATTTGCGAAGCACCTGTATTTATGCCTGCTTTCCAAAGTGTTCCTCTTGCCTCTTGCACTGTGTATGATGAAGAATACTCTGGTGAGAATCCATAATAAACATCTCCTTTATGATACAGGAAGGCCGAGCGGTCCAGTTTACCCACAATAAACAAAACAGTCATCGTATTAGTGGCTGGAGTGTATCTAACACAATATTGTGAGTCTGCATAAGCAAACCAGATTAATAGATTTTCCTTATCCTCTTCGGGGTATAAGGCAGGATAATATGTTAAGTCATCTCCTTCTGTAGGCACAGGCAAAGTAGTTAATACGGTCTCTCCAGTCGTGCTTACCGAATACAATACACCTTTTTTGTCTTCCAACATCACATAGATAGTATTACCAACTTCGGCGATAGAAGAAATATTAACTTGTGCTGTCATACCGTGTATGAGCGTCCTTGTGGCCTCTGTGGTATTTACCTGATACAAAAACCGATAATCGTTAATATAAAATGCATTTCTTCCTCCCCCTGAATGTTGATTATACAAATTCCCCCATGAATCTTTTAGTTTTGTTAAAACCAAAGTTTTGAGATTAAGTGCAAATAAGTCTGCATATGAGCCATTTTCGCTAATATAAGCATAATCTCCCACTTTAGTATTGTAATTACCGAAGTCATCGGTTGCCGAAGGTCCCAATGAGTAAGTTTTTGTTTCTGTATAATACACAACATATTTGTATCCTGCATCTATTCTCATGCCTATAACAATATAATTTTCTTGTTCTGGGTTTCCCCACACACCATCGGCTCCCACTGCAAGACGATAGTAATATCCGTAAGAGCCTATCGGAGGCACTTCTATACCACTCGGTTGCGGTGATGCCGATACATACAATATTCCACTAATAGTTTGATAATTTACAGGTATACCGAGCAACATCTTCGGAAGCGTTAACATCATTGCTACATTCATGGCATCTATCATTGCTCTTCACCTCCTATATCTTCAATTTCTTTGTCTATACGAATAAGATTCCCATCTTGCCATTGTAGTTTCCAATGCACTTTTTTCTGTGGTGTTATTTCCAAAAACTCAATAGGCACAGTATCTTGATAAGTTATATCTACTGTTTCATATATCGTTGAATTATCAGTAGGGTCTACACTTTTGACTTGCACCAGATTGCCGTTAATATCATAAGCAAGAATAAAACTTCTTGTGTCAATTTGCACCTGATAACTATGCCAGTAGTTTACTGAAGCGTTACTCGTGCCTAATACTGCATCACCACCACCACCACCACCACCAGCACATGCAAGGGCATAATTTGCTGTAGCACACTGCAAGGCATAATTTGCTGTAGCACTCATAAGCGAGTAATTTGCTGTGGCAACACTTCCTGCCTCATCGGCATACTTGTTATGTTGCCATACAGACAGGATATTCCACTCTATACGGTTAAAGTCATCGGCCATCGGGATATCGCCATTGGCCCAGTCCAGTTTTACATTTGGGGTAGCATCTGCCATCATGCTTCACCTCCTGTATCGGTAGGCAGTTTAACAAGCGTCAAGGTTTCCCTATATCCGCCATCAAACTTGGCCTGCCTTCGGATAATGCCGTAATACTCCCCATCTATAATCACTCTATCACCTATCTCAAGTGCAGGGTTGCCTATCCAGTCAATTTGCACCTGATACTGCGGTTTAGTCGCTATCTCCAACATGCTTTGGGCCAATGCCTGTGCTTGGTCGTAAGTCTGTATAAGCGGGTTGCCTGATACACTGTAGATAAAGCGTCCACTGTTTACAACACTGTCCTCATCTTCGGCCACCACTATACCATTCTCCGCCTCCTGTATAGGTTTACCCTCTATTGTCAAGATAATATTTGCCGTCGTATCTCCTGTGTTCTTTAGCGTTATCTCCGCCCTGTCAGAGTAATAGGTCTCTTCGGTAATCTGCACCGTGCCACCTTCTACACTTGCCTCGCAGTCTATAGCAGGTGCAGTGGTATATTTCACAGATAAGTGCAGTGTGCCATGGGCTGGTATCGTATAGTTGCCCTCGTAAACAGTTGTTAAATCTCCTACCGTATATGATTGATAGGCCACCTCTATGTGATTATATTGAAACCGTCCGTTTAATGTCTCTCTTTTGGCCGTGTAATGGTCGCTTGTTATCTCCACATCGGCATTCTGCCAGTTATCATATCTCCTTACCTGTATACGGCCCTGATTATCGGTGAAGACAACGGCAAAGCCTGCTTCTGCTATCCACTTCAGCACCTGAAAGATATTGACATCGTTAAAAAAGACATACGGTATAGTGATGTCCTGTAAAGCATAATCAATGTAAAACTCTTCATCGGTAAAGCCTGCAAGATGTAGCATGGCACGGGCCACATTCCACAGGTTGGTATTCTGCATAACCTGTGGCGTGGTAATACTCTGTGTTAGGTTGAATATCTTATCAAACGCCTTTATCACAAGGGTATCTCGGTTCACGCCATAGTCCACAGTAATATACTCGCCCAGTGTCAGCCATTCTATGCCATCGGATATCTCCAGCCCTACATACGGCACTATCAATTTACGGCTCGTAAGCGTGTTAATATCTATCTGTGGCACATTTACTTTGGCCTGCATACTACTCATGGATATATTGCCGATAGGTATTACTGCAGTAAGCGGTTGCCTCTCCTGCACTATATCAATGCTATATATGTGGTCGTTATCAAGGTTGATAATCTCACTATTGATAACCTTCATCGCTTCCACGATTTTGGCACGGGTATTTGGCACACTCCACTTGTGTATTTCAAACACGATTTCGTCTACCTTGTCCTGTAGTGGTATATTCTGCTCCCACGACACTTGAGCGTTATCTGTGGCATTTACCGTATAAAGCACCTCTCCTTGATATAACACCTTAACGGTAAAGTCTACAGGATACTCACCTTTAGCAGTATCACCTGTAATCTGCACCTTGTTAAGGGGTCTTGGGTCTGTGTATATATGCAAGGTAGGATAAGGCTCAACAAACTCGTTGCCACTTGCCACTGACTGCGTCCACCAGCCAAGTTCATATGCTGTATCAAGTAAGTGGTCTTCTCCCAAGTGCCATGTGCCGTCCAGCACGGCCACCTTTGCCGTCGTCTGGTCTTTGCGGTTGATAACCTCTTTGATATCAAAGCGACTGTCTATATCGTTTGTGCTGGCACTGTTAGGTGGCATGAATAGGCCAGACAGATTAAAGTCTATCTTGGCCGTTAGCCGTCTATATGTGCCTTTTATCTTGTCAAAAAACTCGCTACTGGCTGGCAACATGGCTCATGCCTCCCTCACCGTGATAGACAATGTCCGCCATACGGTCTGGCCGTCGTATAGGCTGAATATATCTTTGTCAAAGCGGGTAAGATAGGCATTTATCGTCTTTTCACCACCTGTATCCACAAAGGTGATAGTAAAATACGGGGCCGATATAGCCCCGATAATCTCCTGTGCCTTGTCATCGGTCAGCATACGCCATGTGATATCTAACTGATACTTTGTAGCGATATAGTCTATCACCGTCCTACCGCTTGCAGTCTGTTTAACATCTCTCACATCTGTCTTTGTTATTCGCATATCGGTAGGGTCTGGCACTGTTATACCGTTTATCTTCATGGGCTAACACTCCCCGTTCTCATCATTTCATCTTGCAGGTTGGGTAATAGCACACGGGCCAGTGTCTGGCCGTCCACATTCAGGTTGATATTTATCGGCACAACACTTGTAAGGCTCTGGCCTTCTGTAGAGGGCATTTGCACCGTCCCCGCTGGCCCTTGTGCTGTATTAGTGCCTTGTCTTATTTGCGATACATACGGCTCTTCGGCATTTCGCTTTTCTACCTCTTGTCTCCACCATTTCACCGCTTGGCCGACTATCGGTATACCCTCCACAATACCCAGTGCATACTTCCTCATCATCTGCTTGGCCCAGTTATAGGCATCATCTATAAGGCCCGTCAAGGCCTCGGAGATAGTCTTTACCACTCCTGCTATGGCATTTGCTACTGCACCTATCATCGCCTGTATACCTGCCACAAGTTTGGCTATCATGTCCTTACCCCACTGCCATATTCTCGCAAGTAGCGGTTTGATACCGCCTTCCCATACGGCAACAATACCATTCCATACTAATCTCATCGCTTCCACCACCAACGGGCCCAAGTTGTTGATAATACCTACGATAGCCTGCATCAGGCGGGCTGTTATCTCCTTTATCGTTTCCCATGCTCCAGCCCAGTCGCCTGTAAGCATCTGTAAGACAAGGGTAATGATATCCAGTATTGTCTTAACCGCTGTCTCTATCGTAATACGGATAATCTCCCATGTGTGCTGTGTGATATCCCATATCGTTTGCCAGTTGTCGGCCACAAAGTCGGCTATACCTCTGAAGATAGTCTCTATGGTAGTGGCAAGGGTAATGATAACCTGCTCCAGCAACGGCTCTGCCTTTTGCCACCACTGGCCCACATAGGCCAGCATACCAGCCAACCACTGGAGCAACGGTTCGGCCATCGTCTTTAATTGCCTTAAGGCTCGTCCAACGGCATCTTTTACCTCTTGCCATACGGCAGGCCAGTTATCCCACAACCACTTTGCCATATCCTTTGCCTGTCCCCATACGCTATTTACCCAGTCCTTAAACTGTTTGTTGGTCTTGTAGAGGGCTACAAGGGCCGTGATAACTGCCATAATAGCCAACACAAGCGGGTGTTTGAAGAGACTTAAGGCCACACCACCTACCCACTTCAACACCTTTGCAAACTTGCCTAACTGCGATATGGCTATCATCATCGGGCCTACAATAGCACCTATAGCCGTGCCTATCATCGCTATACGAGTGGCCGTGATAACAATAGGGCCACTGGCATTGTTAAACTTAATGATTAGGTCGTTCATCTTCTCTACAAACGGGGTAAGGGCCTTCCAGACTACCATTCCCATCGTCTCACGCAAGTTTCCCATGGCAAGTTTAAAGCGTTCCATAGCCAGCATACCCTCTTTGTCAAGTGTTTGCGAATAACCTCCTACCGCTTGCTGAAGTTGCTTTAATGTAAGTTCATAAGCCTTGTTGGTATCTATCCCCTCTTTGGTCTTGGCAGCCGATAGGTCAAGAGATATACCATAACGCTTTAACATAGATGTATTGCCTTGAATAGCATCGCCTATATAACGGGTAGCAGTAGCCAAGTCTATGCCATATTTACGAGATAGGTCCACGATAAGCGGTATCAGTTCTTTAATTTGCTTCTCGGTAAGGCCATACATACCCAGTTTTGCAGCCATCATGTTAATCTCGCCATCGTCTATTGCCAGCTTCATCTCCATAACATTTACCCACTTCAGCCATTCGTCCATGTTTACCTTCATCAGTTGGGGCATCTTACGGAAGGTATCCATAACGGCTAACTGGGCCTTTCGTGTGGCCTCCCATGCTGGTATACTACTCATCAGCACACCAGCCATCGCTGTAGCACCTGCAGTAATACCAGCCCCGACTTTTCCTATCGTGCGAGATAACCTTTGCCACTTGCTTTCTTGCTTCTCAACGGCATCGCTGATATTCTCCAGCGTCTTTGTGGCAAGGTCTCGGGCCCGCACGATAATCTCTAATACTTTTTCGTCAGGCATTTCGCTTCACCTCGCTCTCTGCCTGCATAAACACATGCCAATAGTCAATATCCTCCTGCCACTGGTCGTTTAGCCCGCCTGCTCGTGGTAAGACATTTAAGGTGCGACACATAACATAGTCGTTGATTTTCTTGGCGATATGTGGATATCGCATGCGAAGACGCTCGGTAGGTCGTCCTGTAAGTTCAAGCAGGTAGATACGGCGGGCTATCATAAGTTTTTTTCATCTGGTCGCTCCCATACCTCCGCTATGCATTTATCTACCCATTCGGCACTCTCGGGGTCTAATTGCTCGTATATCTTCAGCATCGCATCACCTGTGTATTCTGTGCCGTTGATAATCATCTTGCGGGCCACTCGCTGAAACATAAAACGGGTAAGTTCAGCAGGATTAAAGCCGTCCTTGAATTTTACAGACTTTGGATTTGTCGGGTCTCCTGCCTCAACATACCGCATCACAAGGGCCATGTAGTCGTCCCAGTCCTTCTTACGGGCCTTGCGAAGAGTAATTAACTGGTCGCCGTTTGGGTCGGTAAATGTGCGAAGGTCATCATCGCTTATTATCCTCATCTTCCCACCTCCTGTATTATGTAGCAGTTAAATTTTCTGGGTGATTCCCACTCTATGTTATCACATACGATTGTCGCCGTCCCTTGATACATGCCTACCTCTTCATCGGTAATAGGTATCCACTCCTGTGTGGTCTGTCGCTCGGCAGTGCAACCTACAAAGGCCATGATTAGCACGAATGCGAGTATCCACAGAATGACTGTAGCCCACATGAGATTATCCCATACCCATCGGGCAAAGCGTTGCCACAGGCGTTGTAGCATATATCTCCCTCCTCTCTCATATTCGCTGTTTTATTATCTCACGGGTAAATATACCTACAACAGGTAAATAAGCCGTATATGGCAAAAGTGCATGCTATCAAGTCCAGTGTTTATCAGGGGTCAAAAATAACAAAAGGGCTGGCACGATAGCCAGCCCTCGGGCATGGGTGAAGGTGAAGAGGTTCAGCCTATGTTTGGTCTACAGACTTGCCAGCGTGTTCTTGATTTCCACCGACACAGGGCTATCGCCGACAACCACAAACTCGGGCTCGGCGGTTATCCTACCTGTGCCGATAGTAGGCTCAAAGCCTCCTGTAAACTGCACCTTCGGTAGTGTTATTTTAACATAGTTTCCGTTGGGGTCGGTAAGTGTGAAGGTAATGCTGACATCATCGGCATTAATCATTTTCTGGTATAGTGTGCTGTCCCAGTCTATCAAGGCTATTTTACCCGTATAGTCGGGCCTATCATTCCGCATCACCTCATGTGGATATCTGCCTGTGCCAAGTGTAAACAGTGCCTCTACTTTGTTGTCAAAGGTCAGTTCAATGTTATCCACGGTCAGCATCTGTGTGCCATTCAGCGTGATAATAGCCTCTGTAAAGTTCATAAACTCGGTCTCAAAGTCAGGTGTCTCGGTGAATGTCGCATCGTCTGTGTGTGACATAGCAAGCCATTCCACACTTATCTTTGCTACCTCGCCTGCAGTAGCCGATACGGTCAGTTTGCTTATCTTCGCTCCTGCCTGTGCTACCTTGCCGATAACCTCATCGGCATGCACCGTAAATGTCGGCAAAGTCAAGGCAGGTGTAATGGTATGTGTATGTGTGCCATCACCGTTATCTGCCGAAGATACATTTCCCAAAGCCCAGTAAAATACTGTGGCAGTCTTTGCCGATAATGGGGCTGTCAGACTACCTTTAGGGGTCAGTTTTCCTTTCAAGTATCCTAACTTTGTCATTGAGGCAAGGTTAGCGTTTACCTCTACAGGTTCGTGTGATTGCACGGCTGTAAACTGCTCGGTAGGGAAGAAGATATTTACTGTGCTCTCACCTGTCCCTGCTGTGGCCTCTGTCTTCGCCCCTATCCAGCCTAATGCACCTATAGCCATATCTTTCACCTCCTATATCGTAAATCTCTGCACTTCGTTATATGCCACCGTGATAGTAGCATATCTTATGTTGCCACCGCCATCTCGGTAGTCCACCGATATGTTGCTTTGCAAGGTCGCTTGGCCTATACGGTATAACTTGCTGAAGAGTATATCAATAATCTCGTCTACCTTGTCGTTGAGCCATGCCTCATCTTCTATCCCTCTATTGCGTTGCTCTATCTCCTGCTGGGCGTTTATACCTATGACGATAGACAGTGTGTAGGTCTTGTCATAGGCCAGTTGGCCCTTCCACGACACGGTGGCACTTTCGGTATATACCGCAACAAACGGTGCATACTGCACCGAGATATAAAAAGGATACCCTGTGAAGTAGGTCTTTACCCCGTCCAGTTCTCTCTTCAGGGTATCCATTATCGCAAGCCTAATGTCTTTCAGCATTGCCTACCACCTCAATTCCTTGAGGGCCTGTTCTACTGCAGGCCTTAAGAATGGGTGTGCCTTTGTGCCATACATCTCTATGTGTCTAACTATGGCGCCTGTAGGCATGCCGTGTAAGTGGGCCCACCTTTCAAGGGCCTTGAATGGTGGCCTATGCGGTTTCGTGCCCTTTTCTACCGCAAGGGGGTATGGGAAGCCATTCTTTGCCTTAACAGGTACAAACACTCGCAGGTGATACTCAAGGTCGTTCCCCCATCGCACTTCATGTGTTATCCTGCTCCTCATCATACCTGTATTTACAGGGGCTAACTTCTTTGCCTTTGCTACCGCTCGCAGGCCCACATGGTTAAACTTGCGACGCAAGTCCTCTTGCGTTCGCTGGTAGAAGTCTTCCAAGTCCCATTTGCCTTTGAGGGCTACACCAAAGAAACTCATAGCGTCTTCTCCCTTCTGTAGGCATTCAATATGGCATTCAAGTTATCGTCGTCTGTAGGTTTGCCGTGGTCTATGTCGCTTGCCAGATAAGTCATAGATACACCGCCCGAAGATATACTCAAGGGCGTAGGTGTCGGTTTATCGGTAGGCACGATATATCTCTTTGCCAGTTCAAGGGCCACATACTGTATATCGGCAGGTGTCTCCTGCCAACCTGCATCATATTCCACCGTTATCTGTATGCCACGCATCGGTTTGAGTATCTCAAGGCCCCAGTCATAGGTGAGATACAGGTATTCGGATATCTCCTCACCATCTGGGGCTACTCTCACACTCTTGATAGTCCGCACGGGGTAATAGGTAAGGGCTATGGTATCGTCCACCTTGCGTATCTCGGTGGTGGTGATAGGTTCAAACACTTGGCCTGTATATCGCTCTATTATCGCTTTAGCGTATGCATGGGCCTTATCATAGGTCTCATCGGTGATAGGTTCGCCCACATAAGCCTCCAGTTGCTCTTTCGTAAAGTAGGCCATCACTTATCGCCTCTCTTTTTCCCCTTTTTCTTCGCCTTTTTCTCCATCTTTGCTTCTGGGTTCACCGCTTTATCAAGTATCTCCACGATACCTGCAGCCTGCAAGTTCTCGGCTACACTATCGGGTAGGTCTATAACTGCACCTACACGGGCTATTCCGTCCTTGTAGACAAGGGCATATGACTTGATAACTTTTACCTTTGCCATGTGTCTCACCTCCCTATGAAAGCGGGGCGGTATCTAACCGCCCCATCACATCGCTTAAGCGGTTGCTACATTCTTGATAACTGTAAAGGCATTGGGATATGCAAGGCCAAAGCCTACACGGGCCAGTGCCCTCAAGGCTACGATGTCCTGCACGAAGTATTGTCCGCTATTATCGGCATTAAGAGAGATGTTTCTCCTCTGGCCTATGATAGCCTGCTTGAAGTCGCCAACAATGACAAGTGAAAGGTTATTATGTGTTCCGTCAGTCAAGTTAGTAGGTATGGCTGTAGTTGTGAATACCTTCATGCCAAGCAGTGTGTCAGGCAGGCCAGCAGTAAGGCCCTGCAGGTCTGCAAGGTATCTTCCTGTGTTATCCTTTGCCTCTTTTAAGAGTTTGTAATACACTGCTGGGTGCATGATTATGGCATTAGGTTTGATATTGCCCTTTGTGGCCTCTTCTATCAAGGCACGAGCCTCTATAAGGTCGTCTATTGTCAGGGCGTTTCCTGTCAGGTCAAGGCTATTAACACCGCTTGTGTTTACGATACCTGTAAGATGTGTGCCATCACCTATCAACATCTCTTTATCCATCTCGGCTGCAAGTGTCTGCGACAGGTTATCCAACACGATTTTCTCTACATCGGCAACGCTATCTTCCAGCAGTTCGTTTGTGAGATAGGTCATGGCTGCAACCTTCTTGGCCTGCAGTGTGATTGTGTCAAATGCTGGGTCGCTTGGTGTGATAGCATTAGCCTCGTCTACCCAATATGCTGTAGCACCTGTAATCATTCTTGGGATTACGAGGGTATCGCTTTTCATGTTTACGACGGTTGCTCCTGCCTTTCTGACAACCTGTCCTTCGGCAAGCAAGCCGAAGATATAGTTTGCATGTTCCTCGGGCACAAGCACGCCTGCACCTGTGCTCTCGGCAAGTGTCTTCTTGATAATCTCTACGAGTGTTTTCTTCTCGGCCATCTCTGGCTCACCTCCGAATTTAATTTTTCTCTTCGCAGTGGTGCGAAGGATACGCTCGGCATCTTTCTGTGCCATCTTGATGATATCCTCTTTATTCATCTGTCTCACCTCCTATTTCTTTCAACAGGGCTATCCTGTATGCCTCCAGTATTTCACGCACCTCATCGGCCGTAAAGAGTTTCTCGTCCTCTTCTGTTTCCTCTTCCTGTGGTCTCTTGGTGGTGCTGTCTACAAAGTCGGTAAGTTCCTTTACGGCCTCCGATAGCACCTGTATAGCACTATTTACCTTGTCAGCCAACGCTTTGAGTTTCTCGGCATTCTTG